CAGTCAAGCCACTTTTAACGCTATGAATAATATAAAAGATGAGATAGGCAGAATAGATGAGAATATCATTAACGATATTACCGTGACTCTCATACTAGATGATAGAGAGATAGAGCTAGGGGAAGAGGAGGAGTAATGGGATACGAACCAGAGCTAAATGACCCGGTATTCTACGAGAATGAGGGAGAGGTCGAAGAGATGTCACCAGAATATGACACACTAGAAGAGCTAGAGGGGGAGAACTAATGAACGTACTATGCAAGAGCAAGGAGATCCAAAGTTACGTAAAGGATCTAGAAATAGAAGTGGAGGGCGAGATTTATCGCGCTACTCTTACTTACGATAGCGAATGCGGTTATGAACTGGCATTCTACGGTAAAAATGGTAAAGGAATTGAATGGCCAGAATGGGCAGATAAATACGATAACGCTACACGCTCACTAGATTATGACTTAGATGTAGCTAGTGGTATGTGGGAATACTGTCCTGCTATCCCTAAAGAAATGGAAATCGCGCTATGAAAGATAAGTGGCTAGTAACACTAGAGATAGATACCTATGACGGCGACCCTAAAGATTGGGATTGGGAGAAACTATCTACGGGATCAGATGTAATCAAGATAATCAGTAGTGACTTCAAGGGTGTAGTACGCCCACTAGAGAAAGAGGGGGAGAGTAATGAGTAAAGTAATGACTAAAGGTTGCACTTGCGATCAGCTAGATGATGACCTTAAAGATGAGGGCTGGACTTGTTATGCCTGTTATGAGGGCGACAATGAATGAGGAGTACCTACGGGCTAAGGCTAACCTATGCCTTAACCAAGCTGAGAAAGATATTAAGCAGGAGGAGATAGCCAGTGCTATCAAGAACCTAGAGCGTGCTAACACCGCGTTAGGGCGTATCTTTAATTTGGAGGAGGACGAGAATGAAAACGATTAAGCTGGAAGTTAAGTGCGAGGGGGACGAGAAAGAGATTATTGAGTATCTTAAAAATGAAGTAATACCTCGATTAGAAGGGGGTTTTACAAGCGGTTACGAAACTTGGTATAAAGGTTGGGTTGCAGATTTACAGGGCAACCACTCCGAGGAGGACGAAAGTGAGTAACATCTACACCATACACCCAAAGAAGTCTCCACTTATCCTGCTCTATGAGGTAGTGGACGAGGAGGGGAGAGCAGAATGGGGTGGTAATGATGCTGAACATTGTATGCAGTGGCTCAGCCTTGCCCCTACTGGCTCTCGTGTGTTGGTATCAGGGTGGGAGAGCGATGAAGAGGATGCTCACCTAGTAGGCCAGAGCTTAGACATCACCGACATTATCAAAGCAGCTAGCCTATGAGCCTAGCTTTAGGTCTGATACTAGTAATGCTGGTAGCCTATGTGCTTATAGTATGGGAGGACAGGATCAATGGAGAGTAAGCAGGTAAGCGGGGGACACGTAGTTCATTACCGCAACTATCGAAGAGCAAGAGACAGGGCGCTAGTGCGCCTAGCTCACCTATATCCGGACACGTATAAGCAACTGCTTAATGAACAAAGGAGTTTTGATGAGCAAGAGGGCAAGACTTGGAGTGTTACTCCTGATAGTAGGCTTACTGTTGGTATTCATACCAGAGCGAACGGCACACCACCCTTTGGAGATCCCGCAGATGCAGGCGAGGACGAAGGCAACTATGGAGGAGAAGCGTGAGAACAAGGCACTTATCATTAGTTACCTCAACGCACTCGGATACAACAACAGTCAGGTCAAATGCGCTATCACCCTTTGGACCCGTGAGAGCAGGCTTGACCACTTGGCAGCCAACAAACGATCCAGTGCTAGAGGTATTGCTCAACTCCTTAGAGAGAGAAGTAGCGAGCCTAGTATCCAAATCCTCCACGCTGTGCGATACGTTGAGCACCGTTACGGCGGAAGTTTCTGCCGTAGTCTCCAGCATAGCAACAGACGAGGCTGGTATTGACTAGATAATTGCCGGGTTTCTCACCCTTTCCCGGCATAATAAGAACCCTATCGCTAACCTTTCGGCGGTAGGGTTCTTGCTTTCATAATAACAAGTGCTGAGGGGAATGGGGCAGAGTTCTTTTGACCACCAAACTTCAAGCGACCACGTATGAATCTAACCTCGTGATGTATGCAGTAATCGTGCCACCAAAAGGTATCGGTGCGAGCTGGTACTAGGCAAACTACCGTCCCCCCCCCATTGGCAACGGCGTTCGCCTTGCAAACCCAGCTCTTAATAACCCTACCGTATGGAGGGTTGAGCCAGATAGCACCGGGGCTATCCTTAGCCCAGTCCCTGGTAAAGGCATCACGCCTTGACTGGTCAGGGTGATCAGGACCGTACCAGTTATCAGGTACAAGAGTTGAATCAGCCAGAGCTGCTGCATCTAAAGTAAAGTTAAACTCAGCATTGACCTTGTTGTAATAGTCACGTGGTGTAGTCCAGGTATCATCTAATGAACTACGCATACCAGAGGTAAATCCTTTAGTCATTACCCACCATTACTATAGAACCCTTTACCCTTGAAGGTGATAGCGGGAGAGTTCCATATTCGCCGGAACTCATTATGACAAGTGGTGCAGATGTATGTCTCTTCCGGGTCTGTAATCTTGCGCTCTATCTGGCGCACATCACCGCACCCTGGACACTCGTACTCATAGATCATAACTGCACTGCCTCCTCTATCGGTAAGTAACCTACTAACTTATCAACCTTGCCTACCTTCTCAAACTCTGTAGTAGCTGGCAGGTAATGCACATACCAGACCGGCTCTGCTAAATCCATTAAGTCAAAGGAGTAGATACCAAGTGGAGTAGAGTTAATGTAGTAGGGAACAAGGTCACGCTCTGCAGCTTGGGTGATGAGCTTGCGATACTTCATCTCTTCAATGAGCAAGGTGTCATAGTGCCTAGCCCTGCACTTTAACTCTATGTAGTGACCTGCTTGCTTAGAGATACAGTCATAGGCATCAAAGATGCCCTCAGACTTTACCAGATCGGGGTATAAGCCCTCGCGCAAGAAGGTAAATAACAACTCTTCGTTCATAGAAACTTAACCCATCTTTGCTTAGGTTCAGTTGGTTGATCTGTTCTGTTGATAACTCCGTCTGTTCTCTTCCATTGACCACCGGCTGTGACTGCTTCCATAATCCAGCCGCTTGCCTTAAGACTAGTACCTGGCTCACTCTGTAAAATGTAAGTTTGTATCTTTACATAACCCATCTCTTTGGCAACGCGAGCACAGGCTCCATACAGTTTTGAGCAAGCATTAGGTGTGCCATCAGTACATAATCTAGCAACCTCTAAAGTAAAGCCATCATCAGAGCCACGAGCAACTGGTCTGCCACAAATAGCAATGCCTATGTAATCTACATCTTCTACCAAAGCAATACTAAACTTATGCCCAACGCTAGGTTTGTGATGCCTATGCCATTGGGTAACAATTTCATTAGCTTTCTTTAATGTAATAGGAACTATTTTCATAATTGATTTATCCTAAAGTTACTTAAGTCACAATACTCTGAACTTATTTCAGAGCCTATGTAGTTACGTTTAAGTTTTATTGAAGCCAAGGCAGTTGTTCCAGACCCAATGAATGGGTCATAAATTAGATCTCCTTCATTACTCCAAGTAGTAATATGATCTGTTACTAAAGACTCTGGGAATACAGCTGGATGATTTGTTTTGTTTTGAGCAACAGCACAATCCCAAATATTATCTTTATACCTTTCTGTATTTAAGATCATTGTCTTAGGTTTCCTAACCTTGCCACTGCTAATCTGTTTCATAGTAGAGTTGTAAGTTTTACCACCAAATTTAGTAGCCTGCATCAAAGGATTAAATGTTTTGGGTTGTCCTTTAGATAGGATAAACATATATTCAAAGACATCGAAGTAACGCTTGGTCTTAACTTTCGGCATAGGGTTTGTCTTACGCCAAATCATAGTGTCGTGCAGGTTGAACCCAACCTCTTTCAAACCTAACGCCTGACGGAACGAAGTACCAGACTCACTGCCTTTGATAGTAGAGTCACCTACTATCCATACCACTACACCACCTTGCTTAGTTACTCTGAATAAATCAAAGGCAACAGATTGAAAATCAAATGAGTAACCATTGTAAACTCTTAGATCATCATAGGGCGGAGATGTAATAGTTAGATCTATGAAATTATCAGGCATACGTTTCATAGTATCTAAACAGTCTTCGTTGTAGATAATGTTCATTGCCAAGGACTAACCCCACCTAGATTATCCTGCAACCTACGCAGGGACTGAGCACACCTACGATCTGCAGTAGAGATAGCACACTCTAGTACCTGTGCTATCTGTTGCAGGGTAAAGGACTCGTGATGGCGCATACGCAAGATAGCCTGGTCCTCTTGGTCTAGTTTAAGAAAACCATTCTTGATGTCTATAAGATTAGCAAGTAGGTTGCCACCTTCTGCTGGTGAGGATGAACCTTTAGGTTGTCCATCTGAAATCATCTCTTGTGCCTGCTCTAATACTGTGCCATCTATGACTGATGCAATAACAAAGGGTAGTAACTGACCAAGCGTAGCTGACTCGTAGTAAGCCTCATCATTGGTTTGATAACCAGACTTAGCGGCCTTCTCCTTGCGTGCATAGCGCTCTCCTGCACGCTTCATCTGCCACGCTATGCGTTGCTCGTTGTGTCTGCGTCGCTCTTCGATTGGCTCCATTAAATCTTCAGTATGATCTGCTGCCCTTGTCATAGCCCAAGCCATTAGCTCCTGCTTGATGTCATCCTT